GATAAAGATAATAATTAATATAGCTATGGTTATAGGATTAATCTGGGTATTAATAGGTATTGTAAAAAGTATTAAAGAGATATTAGATGAAGGATGGAATAGTCCTCCTAAATATTGATAATATAGTCAGGTGGCGGAATTGGTAGACGCACTTAGTAGGTAGGGGAACCAAAGTTACAGTAATGCTAACCCTATAAGCGAGAGTCCGACGAGACTTTCTAAGATTTACTAGAGAAAACTGTACTGGCTAGTAAATACAGGTTCGAGTCCTTGTCCTGACTACAAAAATTAAAATTATGGATAAATGTTATCAAGCATCACAAGACGATTTAAGAAAATCTGATTTGAAACACTATGACGAACTTTCTACAAAATGTCATCATTGGTCTAGTGGTATTCCAAGAGCAATAAATTTTTATTATGATTACCAAAAAAAATCTTTAATTCAAAAATTGATTTTAGCATTCAAAACAAAAAAGAAAATATAGTCAAGGTGGCGGAATGTTAGACGCTAGTGCCTTGACTAAAACAAGATGTGTAAAGGGAGTAGCAATACTCCTTTTATCTCTTGTGATTATTAACGAATAAAAACAAATAGTTATGAACGAAAAAGATAAACTTCTATTAGAAGCATACAAACAAGGATTTAATGATGGATTAAATAATGTAGATGATTATTTAATTTTAGTCTTAGCATACAATTTAGGACAATTAGATGCACAAGTAGGTGATGATGTTAGAAGTGTAGATTATCAAACAGATGAAGAGATTTTAGAACGAATAAAAGATAAGGTATGAAAGAATTAAATACAAACAATCATTAACCTGTACCCCTGAAGCTACTATGTAGTGTAAACTCGTATTTAAAGATAAGCAGGTTATCCTCACAAATAAAGGGGTTTAAATAGTGAGGAATTTTTGTACTTATAATACATTTTTTAACTTTAAAATAAACTAAACAACATGATAGATAAAAAATCAATAGACATATATAGTCATCTTTTGTATGATAGTATTGAAAGTTTACTTAAAGAAGATAACTCTGATGATAAAATATTTTCTATAGAAGATTTAAGAGCAATACTATTTAACTTTTCAATTAATAATAGTACGGTAACATCTAAGTTATTGAATATAGATAAAGAACAATTAGGAATTGTGAATTTATACATTATTAGAATAATAGATAAAACATTAGACTATTTAAAAGATAATGAACTAATCTATAAAAAATAACCTATGTCAGGAGGACACTTTGAATATAGACAACATCATATTTCTATGATTATTGATGAATTACAAGAAGTAATTAATAATAATAAAGTAGAAAAGACAGAAGAACAATTACATAACACGTTTTTCTTTTGGAATACCAAAGATGCAGATGCGTATTTTGAAAAATATCCAGAACTAAAACTACATTCTAATTATTCAGATGAAGTAATAGAAGAGTTTAAAAAGGGATTACATTATCTTAAATTAGCACACATATACACACAACGTATTGATTGGTTATTAAGTGGAGATGACAGTGAAGAAAACTTTTTTAAAAGATTAAAAGAAGAAATAGATGAAATCAAGAGAACAGATAATAGAATATCTGAATGAAAGAGAAGAAACATTAAAAGACTTGTATAAAGGATTAAATGATGTACAGGTAGAAAATAGTACATTGTATATCAATAATCTAGTACACCTTATATCAGTAGTTAAAGTACAAGTAGCAACCATTAAAACAATACTAAATGAGAATTGAATTTGAAATACTTAATGAAATCAAAGAAAAGTTTGGTGATTATAGTATAAACTTTGCAGGTGATAGATGTTATCTAAGATTTGGATATTGGCAAAACATAGATATGTCTAAACTAAAAGATTTGTTTCATAATCAGATATTAGTAGAACAATCAGAACTATATGATGATGATTGTGGATATTTATACAGTTATACATTAATAGATAAATATGGACTTTAGTATTAAAGATACTGTAAGTAAATCTAAACAATCAAAAGATGTATTAAATCTTACAGAAGAAGAAAACAAATTACTAAATTACATTATATCTAAATTAGATGTAACTACTGATGATGATATTAGACTATGGGCATTACAAACATCAAGACGATTAAATCGTAATGATTGGTATGAACCATTATTAATGGGTGCTAGATATATTAAATTATTACACACTTTAAAACTAATAAACAATGAGTGATACTAAAGAAGTAGAAAGTAGTGTAGGTATAATTATGGATGCAATAGCTAAATATTGTACTGTAAATGATTACACTAACTTTCATAAACAAGTAACACGTGCTTTTTATTTACACCAAATAGAATTTGAACGTGCTGTAGAATTAGGATATGTTACTGAGTATGGTCAAGATACAGGTAAGATATATAGAGAGCATTATTACGGTAAAGAAGAAGAAGATTATGAGCGAGAAGATTGATTTTGGTAATAAAGCAAATGATATTTTACGTAATTTAGCATCTGCTACATTACAATACGAAGGTAAAGCTAATTATCCTAATTCTGCTGTAGAAAATGTTGCTCTTGTATTTATGCACGTTTTGTTTGATAAGATGTGGGATATACAAGAATATGATAATATGTCTTTTGAAGATAGATTAATTATGGCAGAAAATTGTGGTAAAGAGTTTAGAAACTTGATTTATAAATACACAAATATAGATACACATGAAAGCAATTCTAGAGTTCAATTTACCAGAGGATGAACATGAATACAAATGGGCATCAAAAGGAAGCGATTATTATATGGCATTAGTCAGTTTCAAAGATGAATTAAGAGCAATGGTTAAACATGGCTTTATTGATAACAGAGAAATGACAGCAGAAGAGTATAAAGTTGCTGAAACAATACAAGATAAGTTTTATGAATTTATAAACGAATATTACATAGATTTAAACTAATGGTACACTATATAGTCAAAGGCGAAGATATACAAGTGGTCATTGACTATTTTGCAGATAAGAAATATATACAAGTAGATACAGAAACAGATGGTTCATTTAACTTCGTAAATCGAATAATATTAATCCAACTTGGTGACTATGAAACACAATTTGTTATTAATGCCATAACCATTAGTAACGATGATTTACGTAAGTTAAATGTCCTTCTGTTAGATTCTACTAAGACTAAGATATTTCATAATGCTAAGTTTGATATTAAGTTTCTATGGTTACATAATCTAGATGTAGTAAATGTATATGATACTTTATTAGCAGAAAGATTATTGTATGCAGGTGTAGATATAAAAATTAATAAGTTCTATGCTTTAGATAGATTAGCTAAAACATATTGTAATGCTAATTTAGATAAATCTATACGTTCTACTATTAGACGACATAACATTACAGAAGAAGGTATTCAATATGCTGCTGATGATGTTAAGTATTTAGAGAAGATTAGAGAGATACAAGTTAATAGACTTGTAAAGCATAATATGTCTAATGGTGATTGTCAAGATATATATACTGTATTAGGTCTAGAGAATAACGCTGTATTAGCATTTGCATCTATAGAATATACAGGAATACATTTAGACGTAGATAAGTATAAACTTATTATAGAAGAAATCAAAGAAAGTTTAGATAAAAATATCAATGATTTGAATGAGATAATATGCACTAATGATATTTTTAGTGCTTATTGTATGACTTATCATGATTTATTTACGTCTGCACATAGAACATCAAATGTAAATTGGTCATCACCACAACAAAAGTTAGAAGTCTTACAATTACTTAACCCTAGCATTAGAAGTACATCTAGTCAAGAACTTAATACATTCAAAAGATATGATTTAGTTAAGAAGTTAATAGAATACAATAAACTATCTAAACTATACAATTCATTTGGTGAGAATATGTTTAAGTATATCAATCCATATACTAAACGAATACATACTGAGTTTTGGCAGATATTAGATACAGGTAGAGTTAGTTGTAAAGATCCTAATTTACAACAAATTCCTTCTAGAACAGAAGTAGGAGGTAAAATGAGAGAATGTTTTATACCATATAAAGGTAATAAGATTGTAGGAGGTGATTATAGCGGTTGTGAATTACGTATTATAGCAGAGTTTAGTGATGATCCATTGTGGATAAATGCGTTTAAAGAAGATAAAGATTTACATAGCGAGTTATGTGCAGTAACATTCAATATAGATATTAATGATGTTAAGAAACCTACACCTTTTAAACCAGATATTAAATATAGAGATGTACAAAAGACTTTAAACTTTGGTTTAGCTTATGGTATGTCACACTTTAAATTAAGTAATACTATAGAAATAACAGAAGATGAAGCTAAAGATATTATAGATAAATTCTTTACAGCTGTACCTAAAGTAAAATTATTTCTAGAAGCATTAGGCAATAAAGGTAAAACAAATGGTCTTATTAGAACTCCACCTCCTTATGGTAGAATTAGATTCTTTAAAGATTATGAAGAAGCAGATTTAAAGAGATTAGGTGAGATAGAACGTGCATCTAAGAATCATCCTATTCAAGGAGGTAATGCTGATATGACTAAATTAGCATTAATATATATTTATAGGTATATTAAAGAACATAATCTACCTGTAAGATTAATACATACTGTACATGACGAAATACAAACAGAAGTTAAAGAAGAATTTGCAGAAGAATGGTCTAAAATAATGAGTAAACTAATGATTGATGCAGCTAATGTAATACTAAAGAAAGTACCTATGAAAGTTGATTGTAAAGTCAGTGATTATTGGTCTAAATAACAGGTAATCGTAACCTACTTACTAACGATAGGGTTTTCTCATGACGAGTGTAAGTGTTTTTTCATACGATAGTACGTTATTAGGGATATGAGGTAAGCATATCCTTATTTTTACTAAATACACAATAACAATGGATAGAATTAAATTACAACAACAAGCAAAAGAAGCAATAGAAACTAATCATGCTACATTACTAGAATATGGTACAGGTGTAGGTAAGACTAAAATTGCTTTAGAAGCGTGTAATGGTTTAAATACACTTATTGTGTATAAACAATTACCACATTATAGAAATTGGATAGAAGAAATCAAGAAATGGAATATTGATGATAGAAGATTTACATTCACTACATACAATAGTCTAAAGAATTACGAAAATAATCAATTTGATTTTCTTATATTTGATGAAGCACACGCTATTACTCCACTAAAGCTAAAGTCTATTAAGACTATAGATGCTACCAAAATCATATATTTAAGTGCTACTGTAGAATATGAAAAGAAAGCATTACTTAAAGAAATAGGTAAGTTTAAGACTTGTAGATTTAGTTTAAATGATGCTATTGAAACTAATATACTACCAGACGTAGAAGTATTTGTTCATCAGTTTAGATTAGATACTAAGAAGATTGATTGTGTATATGAACGTATCAGAAAAACAGATAAACAAGTAGTAACTATACCTTATGCAGAAAGATTTAAGTATATGTCTAGAAAAGGTATAGGACTAAATATTCTATGTACACAAAGAGAATACTATAATCTACTATGTGATGAAATAGAGTTTTGGAAGAAGAAGTATTATACAGATAGATTAGATGCTTATAAGAATATATGGCTTAATAAAGCATCTATGCGTAAGAAATGGATTAATAGTATTAAAACTGAATATGCTAAGAAACTAATTGATACACTAGGTAGTCAAAGAATAATTGTATTTGCTAATACTATTGCACAATGTAATGAACTAGCAGATGATTATAAAAAGAACTATCCTAGAGTACATAGTAAAGCAAAAGATAATCAACATACAGTAGATATGTTTAATAACTATGAGATACCTAGACTATACAACTGTAGCGTACTTAATGAGGGTATGAATCTAACAATGTTAGATGCAGCTGTAATTGTAGGTATTGATGGTAAAGAGTTATCTACTGTACAAAGAATAGGTAGGTCTATACGTAGTGCAGAACCTAAAATACACATTATTAAAGCATTAGATACTAAAGATGCTGAATATGTAGATAATATTATATCACAATACAAAAAAGTAAGTTATGTTTATTAATAAAGAATTAGTAGAATATATTGAGCAACAAGGTTTAGATGTTAATGAAGCGTTATTCTTTTGTTTTGCAGTAGAGTATGATAATCCTTATAATCTAATGGATGTTATACACAACAGCGATTTAATAAATGCAACTAACGAACCTATCTATCGTATTAATTTATGTGAACATGATATAGAAAATGGTAAGTATAAACTAAAACTACCACTATTCAAGTCTAGTAACAACGATAATGTAAATAATGAATTTCTTAATTTCATTACAACACTTAGTAAGAATAATATGACTGTTAGAGGTCATAGAAATAATCAAAGAGATTATGCAGTAATTACTAATGATGAAGCTACTAAGTTAATATTTAATCAACTTGTTAGTACTATTAGAAATCAATACAATGGTAATATTGATATTGATAAGCTAGTACGTAAGACAGTTAATTATTATGAAACTGTAGATATGCCTGTTAAACTAGATAAGTTTCTAAGCACGTTTGCATATACTTATTATATATCAGAAGATAGTCAAGCTAAAGACAAAATGATATGATTTTAGATAAAATAGTCAGTAACAGACAAGACTTTATTGATGGTAAGTTTAAGTGTATTCCATTTAATCTAGATAGATTAAATAAGATAGTACCTGGTATAATCAAAGGTAGTTTAGATTGTATTACTGCTAATTCTAGTGTAGGTAAAACACAACTAACTAAGAAGTTATATGTGTATGATGCTATTAAGTTTGCTATTGAGAATAATATCAACTTAAAGATACTATACTTTGGTTTAGAAGAGAGTGAAGAAGAGTTTGATTATGCACTACTTAGCTATCTTACACATAATCATTTACATATCAGGTCTAATGTTAATGACTTTAATAGTTTTATTAATCCATATCCAGAAGAATATATAGATAGAATTAAGAATAGTAATGTACCACAACTATTTGAACAGTATAAATCGTATGTTACATTCCACGAATCTGTATATAATTCATGGGGTATATATTTAACTATTAGAAACTTTGCTAAATCAAGAGGTACGTTTTATTATAAAGATACTAAACTTACAGAAGAAGCATTTAGTGGCTCTAATAATCCTGCATATACTAAGTATGTACCTAATGATACTAACGAGTTTGTAATATGTATTATAGACCATGTTAGCGAATTAGTATTACAAAAAGATGAACCTAAACTAAAAGATGCAATAGATAATTTAGTTAGACACATGAGATTGTATGTTACTAAACTAATTAAATACAATGTATTATGTGTGCATCAGCAAGATTCATCACAAGAAAGTGTAGAGAATAAGAAAGAGAACTATATGAAACCTAAGTTACAAGGTTTAGGTGATAGTAAAACTGTAGGTAGAGCGTATGTAAATATATTTGGTCTATTTGATCCTAAGAGATATAATATGGCTACCTATAAAGGATATGATTTGAATAAGCTAGATACTTGTTTTAGAGTAATGAATATCATTAAACAAAGATATGGTAGCGTAGGTGAAGAAGTACCTTTGTATTTCGATGGTAAAGTTACACATATAAAAACACTGCCTAAAGCAGACGACTATGAAAACTTGGATAAAGTCTATTCACATATTAATTCATTAACTTAATTTAATTTATGTCAAGATTAATTGCAATTATGGGTGCGTCAGGCACAGGTAAATCTACGTCTATTGGTAAAATAGAAGAACTAGGATTGAAAGGTCTTAATCCTAAAGAAACTATTATTATCAATGTAAGTAAGAAACCTTTACCTTTTAGAAATGCATCAGAGTACAAACAAGGTATTAAAGAAGGAGGTAATCTAGCTAATGTAGATAGTTGCCTTCAAGTAAAACAAGTCATTGAGTTTATCAATACTTCTAGACCAGAAATCAAAACAGTAGTAGTAGATGATGCAGGTTATTTAATGGGTTTTGATGTAATGAGAAGAAGTAAAGAGAAAGGTTATGACAAATGGACAGACTTAGCTACAGAAATGTTTAGCGTATTAGATGCTGCACGTCTTAGTAGAGAAGATTTAAACTACATATTTATCTTTCATACAGAGAAAGGTGATGATGGTTTGATGAAGATTAAGACAGCAGGTAAATTATTAGATAATGCTGTATATATAGATGGTCTGTTTACATTTATACTCGTATCTAAAGCAGATTACAATGTAATGGATAATAAAGTAGAGTATAAGTTTATTACACAGAACAATGGTAGTACTACAGCTAAATCTCCTTATGGATGTTTTACACTAGAAATTCCTAACGATTTAGGATATGTTATTGAAAGAATAAATGAATATTACAAAACCAATTAAATTAATTAAATTATGTCAGCAGTTAAAATCACAAGCAATTACTTAAGAAGTCTTTATGATGAAAGACTAACACTTAAAGAAATGAATGAACGTATTAAGAATGACTATGGTGTTAGTATTAGTACAGTTGATATTTCTAAAATGTTTAAATCTATTGGATTAAATCCTAGAAATAAACAACTAAAACCAAAGTGGGAGTTAGAAATTGATGGAGAAGAAAATGTAATTGTAAACTCAGAGTATTCATTTAATAATCAATTTAATTAATCAGTATGAATTTTGGACATGTAGAAGTACCTAGTAGTGGTACAGCGTTTACAGCAGGTGTAAATGAAGGAGTTACATTATCTAGCTTTGGTCTAGTTAAAGTAGATACTCCTAATTACACAGGTGAAGTTGTAGATTTAGTATTTAGTAAACAAGGTAGTGATATTAGAACAAGGATATTTCCTCCTAATAACATTACACCTCTAGCAGAAATTACTGATAGAGTTACTAAACTAAAACGTGCAGAAACACAAGCAGAAGCAGAAATTAGAGTTGCAAGAAACTTGAATATCTATTTTGCATCTGTTGTAGCTGCATTTCATCCTGCTTCATTTGATGCAGCACTAGATGATATTGTTGATAAAGCTAAGAAGTTCTTTGCTTCATCACAGAATTTATCATTTAGTGGTATGGTTGGTTTCTATATCAATCTACTAAAGCAAATTAATCCTAACTTTACACAAGTACCAGGTAAATTACTTTGCTATTACAAAGGTAGATATTTAGTTGCACCTACAGAGTATTGGCATAATAACAATAAGCCATTCTTTAGTATTAAAGAAAATATTGTTATAGGTGCTAATGCATTAAGTAAACTAAACAAACCAGAGGAAACTAACGCAGCAGAAGCAAGTGTTGTTACTGATTCTTTCAATATGTTTTGAGTTTAAGTTGAGTAACGAGGGTTGAAATATACCCTCGTTATCTTTTACACAAGTGATTATGCAAGTAACAGGATTATTTAATTATAATGATGTATTTAAGTATGTAGATCAACTTGCTGTATGGAAAGATATATGTAATGATAGTACACTACAAATCAATGAGATGATATGTAATCCTCTTAGAGCAGATAATAACCCATCATGCTATCTTAGAGAATACAATCAAGTTATACTAATGACAGATTACGCATTTCCAGAGTATAATAAATATACTTGCGTACATGCAGTAGCACAACTACATAACATAACACTTAATCAAGCAGCACAAGTTATTATAGGTAAATATGTATTTAATACTAATCTATCTATATTTAATCCTGTAAGCAAACAACGTAGTGGTATTAAAGTAAAGAAATATATTACTGATAATAAAGGTAAGTTTCACTTTGTACCACATATCAATACTGATAAAGAACCTACGTTTACTAAACAAGGTGCTGAGTATTGGATAAAACGTGGCATAACATCAAAGCAATTAAAAGAACATAATGTATATAGCGTCTATTGTTGGTATTATAATGATAGAATGATTATACCTAAGTCTTTATGTTTTGCATATTATGAACCTGATACAGGACATACTAAATTATATCAACCTTTAGCAGAACATTCTAATAGATTTCCTTATAGTTCAATGACTAAGAATCATATCAACAAAGGCAATACTCATGTAGAGAGTAATATTGCTATACTAACTAAATCATTAAAAGATTTAATGGTGTTAGAGAATATGTTTCCAGATGTGAATATCTATTCTATTGAAAGTGAAAGTATGATACCTGATGACTTATCATTGTTTTGTAAATACGATAAACTACTAGTATTATTCGATAATGATGAAGCAGGTGTATATGCAAGTAATAAGATGTGTGAACTATTACGTAGTAAGGATATTAACGCTATTAATGTTTCTATCAATGTAGAATGTTTTCCTGATTGTAAAGACGCAGATGATATTATTGTCAAACATTCACATTTAATTCCTTTATTTATAAAATATATATATGATTCCTAATCAATGGTTAGACTACACAAGTCATAACCATGATGATATTAAAGATGCACTTTCCAGATGCGTATATAATCCTAAGTCAGAGGATATGTTCAAAGTGTTGGAACTCTGTAATCCTGAATTAGTTAAAGTGATTATAGTAGGTCTTAGTCCATATCCTAAACTTTTAGATTGTAGTGGTATTGCGTTTGCTACTCCTGATAAAAGAGAGTATGACGATTTACCTTACAGTCTAAAAGTACTGACTTGGGCATTATATAAAGAATACAACATTGATAGGAATGTAGAGCATCCTTTAGATAGTAGGTTATTACATTGGGTAAAACAAGGTGTATTGCTATATAATATAGCATTAACTACAATACCTAATGATCCTCTATCTCATGTATCATTATGGCACAATTTTAGTAAAACATTATTAACAAATCTAAAACAATCTAATCCTGATATAATTGTATGGACATTAGGTAATCAAGCAAAGAATATCATACAAGGTAATTATCATTCTATTCATCCTGCTGCTATGGCATATAATAAAGGATTAAAGTTTAATAGTTACTTTAAACAGATAGGTGATGACTACTATCAATTATATTCAAGACCTTTAGATTGGTTTTTAAAAACAGAAGAAATATGGGACTAGATATGTATATGTACCGTAAACTTTATATAAAGAATTGGGAACATCAAAAAGAAGATAGATATGAAGTTACAGTTAAAAGAAATGGTGAAGTATTAGAAGATTGGAGTAATCCTACATATATAGAAAAAGAAGTAGGATATTGGAGGAAATTTAATGCTTTACATGGATATATTGTAAATGAATTTGCAGGAGGTTTAGATAATTGTGAACAGATATATCTAAGCAAAGAAGATTTACAAAAGATATTAGATACTCTTATAGATGTATATGAAACTAAAGATGCTAGTAAATTACCTCCTACTGAAGGATTCTTCTTTGGTAGTACTGATGTAGATGAATATTATTGGGATAATATAAAACAAAGTATAGAAGCATTTAAAACTTATGTAGCAGATGATGAGTGGGTAGATTATTTCTATACAGCAAGTTGGTAATATGAAATATACAAATGATGAAGTTACTAATAGAGTAATTAGAAAGATTATTGATAGACAGAAAGTAGGATTTGAAGAGTATGGTTCTACACTTGCTAATAATACTGATATTAGTCTTAGATGGCTTAAAGATTTACAAGAAGAATTAATAGATGCTTCTCAGTATATAGAAAAGATTATCTTTGACTTAGAAAAATATCAACAGTTATGGCAAAGCAACGAACACAAGGACACTCATTCGAAAGATGGACAGTCAAATGGTTAGCAGAAGTATTTGATTTAATACCAGCATCTAATAAAAACTTTAAAATAGCAGAAATAGGTACGTCTAGACAATTTAGTACTGCATTAGATGCTATGAAGATAGATGTATGGTTTAATCCTAAACTACCTAACTATATCAAGAATCTACAAGTACAATGTAAGAAGATGCTATCTAAAGGCAAAGAAGCATTGAGTATTAACATTAAACCATTAGAAGAAATGCCTAGTGGAATGAATTTACTATTCACTAAAGTTACAAAGAAAGTAGCTACTAATGAAAAACCTGTTAATACTTATGTTACTATGTCTTTAGATACATTTCAGAAGATTATAGAATCTTATATTTTATATGAAAAACAAAAGAAATGAGTTATTATGAAAAAGATGCTATTAGTCAAAGTTATCTAAAAGCATTATTATATGGCGGTAATGAAAGTAAACAAGAAGATAGTAAATCATTATCATTTGGTAGTTTACTAGACACATTAGTTACACAACCTATTAAAGAATTTGTTAATAAGTATTTTATTATAGCAAATAAACCTAGTGATACTATGACAAACATAGCACACACTACTGTTGAATTGATGAATAGTGAAGGTGTAGGTTTATTAGATGCTATGACTAAAGCTATTGAACTACATAATTACATAGGTAATAAAGCGTGGGATATTGATAGAAAGATAGAAAAGGTTATAGCAGATGCAGGTAGTTATATAGATAAACTAGTAGCTAATCAAGGTAAGAAGTTTATAGATAGAAAAGACTATGAACACGCATCTATGTTAGCTAGTCATATTACACAAGTTATTAATAAGATTAATGTAGGTAATGAACATATATTATATCAAAAAGAGATATACTTTAATGTAATACATACTCCATTTGATGATGATACTACTTATGTATATCCTGCTAAAGCCATGCTAGATGTAGTTATTATTAACTATGCTGATAAGATTATCATTCCTATTGATGTAAAGTATTGTAGTGATAAGTTTGAAACTAGTGCTAAGAAATATAGATATGATATACAAGCATCATTCTATACTACAGCATTACAAGCAGAATATCCTGATTATACAATTACACCATTTACATTTATAGTAGGGTATGATGATTATAAAGTAGAAGTATATACAGTTACAGACTTTGATATGTATGTAGGTGAGCATGGTGCTAAACGTATTTATGCAGAAACTTATACAGCATTACATAATATAAAGAATGAAATTGATATATTTGGTTGGAGAGATGGTGTAAAACTACATCATGATATTACAATAGGTCTTAATAAAGAAGAATTTACTAAACAATTAAACTTATGGAATTAATTGATAAGTATAATAATACTATACATAAACTAGAGATATGTTTAGAATTACTAACATATCATAGAAGCGTACTAGGTGTAGATGCAGTTAAGAAGCTGATAAAAGAAATTAAACATCAGCATCATAATAACAAGTATACACTACTTGAAAGTATTAATGTTCCTATTATGTACACACCACAAGAAGCATTTGATTTTATCACAGGGTATATTAAAACATTAAATTAATTATGGAATATTTAGATATTACTTTAGAGCAGTTGAATAATTCACATAGTCTAAAAAGAGGACAGACTATATTTCAACCTGCTAGAGAAATTGTTAATCCATTTATAGCACAGTTAGAACCTATAACTAAAGAATGGATTATTAAGGGTAGAACACCTACTTCACAATCATTAGACGTTAATGTAGATGAATATGGTATTGAGAATGTTACTAATAAGTATGAAAGTTATGAAAGATTAAATATAGAAGCTGTATTGAAAGACGAATATCAAATTAACTTTCAAGGTAATGATAGGTATGAGAAAGTAATAGGATTTATCTATGCGTTAGATGTACAGAATCCTATAGCTAAAGTTTATACAGGATATAAACGTAGTGCTTGTCTTAATCTTACTATATTTGGTAGTGGTAATATTACCAAACGTCATTTCAATGATGCAGACTATGAAACAGTATATAAAGTAGTACCTGAGTATCTACAAAGAATTAGTCAAGAGAAAGAAGCATATACAGACATTTTACAAGATATGGTTGTACATAGATTATCACAACAAGAACTAAATAATACTCTTGGAGTGTTAAGTAGAAGAATAGTATCTAATACATACTCTGGTCTTGTTAACAACTTTGTAAACATGTTAAGATTAATTCAAAGTCCTGATAATGTAAAAGGTATAGAGAATATTTATTATAATAGTAATAAAGATTATAGTAAATTTGATATATACAATGCACTAACAGCTAGTGTTAGTAGAAAGTCAGAACTACTATATGCACCAGATTTAATTCTAAAATCACACAAATTATTTGAAACCGTATGATTGAATTTAAGTTAGGCAATTTCTTTCAGAATAAGACAGCTAGATATGTACTTCCTATTCTTAATAGCTTTCCTAATAGCTTTAAAATAAACTATCAGAAAGTAAAGACAGGATTAGTATGTACTGCTATTGGAGATGTATGTTATGACTATGCTAAAGGTAAATCTGTAGAGCATTGTCTATTTATGGTATATGATATTAATGGTCTATATAGTATTAGTGAAAAGAAGTATGTAGATGCACATAAATGCAGACAGAACTTAATGTCGTATATTAGATTTCTAAAGAAAGAACCTTATTATTTAGATGATTATGTAATACAAGTAGGTATGTATCATTGTATAGTTATTAAACTACCAGATACTTATAAACCTACTGTACAAAGATTTATCACTTCTAAGTATTCTACAATGTACACTAGTCAACAACTAAGTGCATTATTGATTAAAGAAAAGAATGATAAAGGACAGTTTAATGCTGTATTTGGTGTATTAACTAAGCATCCTGATTATATTAAGATATTTCAAGAGAAACTAAATGAACACTTTAATACTAATATAGTTATAGAAGATGATAGGGAGTTAGATTTGCCTATTAACTTAAATGAAGAAGTTTTAAACAACAATAAGAGAACTTTACTGATGCTGTAAGGTGCATGGTTAATATTTGTAAGTGGTTAATTACATGGAGGGTAGCGTAACAACTACCCTCTTTTTTATTTACTTAATTAAATAGACTATATGTCGTATAAATTAGAAATACGTATTCAATCGTATAATACCCATGACGTTACATTATCACAAGGTAATAATCAAATGTTATTACAAAGTAATAGAATAGCTACTGTTATATATGAATTATGTAGATGGGATAAATTAGACTTTATAAGTAAATATGTAGCACATGAATATGATGCAGATGAATATGAAACTGTATCATTAAATTATGAAGATTTTTGTACTTTATATTCCTATCTAAGCATATCTAAATATGACTTTGATACACACGATAAAGAAGATGCACTTATTGTAATTAATGCAATAGAAGAAGGATTGAATAGATACTATGACTTGTTTGATCAAGGTGCACAAGTATCATTTATTTATTACAAAGAAATATTTTAACTATGAACTTAAAAGAATTTATAAGGATAGCTAAAAAAGAGCATCCTCATTTACAAGATGAAATCAATATGATGTATGAACTGTATCTTAGTGAAATAGAAGAAGGAGGTAGTGAAGAGCATGAACGTACATTATGTTATGAAGCTATTATTGATTTAATTGAACATGATAAAGAAGATTAATTATGGGATTACAACATGGAGTAATTAAAGCAAAAAGAATAGATAGTACATCATGGCGTATGAATAGCCATATAAAAGCACTATTCAATCAATACTCTACTGAACCTTATTCTGATTATGTAGTAGTAGACTATGAACAGTTAAAAGCTATATATACCAGAATAAATAAAGCAGTAGTTAATAAAAACATTGAATTCATATCTAATTATCCAAATCTTTTAGAAGATTATGAATGGGAAGATATGTATTCTATACATCAAGATTTAAAAGACTTATTAAATAGAGATTCAGACCCACAGTTTGATATATTTATTTATTGGACTTCTTAGTCATTCTATGTCTTTTAGCAGTCATAAAAGCTGCCATCATCAATTCACCTAACAGACCTGTCCATAATGACGTTCTTACAAACCATAGTGCGTTATTATATTGACTGTCTGTTAGTGTGATTGATGAAGCTATTTCTTTAGCATGAGTAGATACCCATATTGTAAGCATTACACTAATGAATACAAATATGCTACCTCTAACTTTATCTTCATTCATAAACATTTTAACACCACCTAAACCAGAAGCAAATCTTAATCCTGCAAACATAGTACCAGGAATCCAAGACATACCACCAATTACTTTAGAATAATGTACAGTTTCTAAATATCCATTGAATATACCTATAGTTAGAATACATAGTATTAGAAAGATAGGAGTAATAGAAGATAGAAATAGTACTAATTCTTTGGTAAATAATTCAACTTTACGTATCATAATAGATTATAGTTTCGTATTATTAATAAACAATAAATATAATAAAAAAATGGTAGAATCTTATTACAATGCAGAATTAACTGATGTTATATTTGACATTGATGCAAAAGACGAATGGAGTGATGTAGCTAAAGAACTAGGACTAGTAAATCAACTAAGTTTTATTTCTAAGTCTAAATCTCCTAATCCTTATCCTTACATGAATAAAAGTATGACTAATGTATTTGAAGCATTATGTCCTACAGTAGTAGAGTTTGATAGATACAATAAAACTCCTATTCCTTTAGAAGTATTGAAGCAGATTAAGTTTTGTGTTCAAGAGAATTACTTTGGTAAAATATATATTCATTACGATGATAAAGCTCCTGATCCTATTGTAGTAGGTAATACAGTTAAGTATGCTGCATATTACTATCCTAATGGTGATAAGAGTAAAAATAGTGCTAAAACAGAGTATATATTTAATACAGAGAAAGAAGCTAAAGAATATGTAGAAAGTAATGGACATACATTACACTTTGCTACTAGTGAAAGTAATAACTATCTAATAGCTAGATGGGGTGATGAATTAAGACCATACAAAGAATTAGTAGAATTAGCTAAGAATAGACTAGTAGATAAGTATTCTAATGACTATCTTAAAACTATCAAAGAATTACAGAATAGATTAGGTAGTGTTAAAGAACTTGTTACTTCATACTTGAATGGAGAGATTAATCAGTATGACCTAAGTAAAAACTGTTAGTTATGAATACTATGAATATTTTAATCGCACTAGGTTGTATAGTACTAGTTATTATTGTTCTTATAGATGTAAAAAACAGTATTGATGAAGATAACAGATGAAAGTTTAATAGGTCTAGGATTTATTAGAACTAATGTAAGTAAAGAAGAAAGTGGTAATGATGAAGATTATTACTACTATACATACAATATAACTGAATATCTAAGCTTAATATCTAATGCTAATATAGATGCAAAAGATGGATATAAGGTAGATATATTTGATTACAATGTAGGAACAAGCAATTTAAGAGTATTAACAGAGTTGTTACATATATTATCTAAATTAAATTAAATTAAAGACTATGGTTATTGTAGATGTTATTCCTAAAATGTTAGACAATGAACTAAAAGTTACTATCAATGAGAACGGTAAGTCTAAAGCAGTTGTTATTAATACAACACAGTTTTTAGAGTATCTAGAGAATGTAGGAGAAATCTTACACTTTGACGATAGTAAGGTTTATTTCTACTCTAATACAAGTGATATTGTAGATTATGATAGCTACTTTGTACCGATGTATGATACTGAATGTAGTCTTACTAAGTATCTAGCTATGCATCTAAACCCATTGTACATTAAGAAATTTATTGAAGAAGTATGGCAGTAATTAGTTATCTTACATTATTAACCATTATTATTTACTTTAAAGTGAATAGTAAACTAAACAAATACTATGATAGCAAAGACAGGTGTTCAAGTTGTTAGAGTAAAAACTATGGCTGATAACTCTAAAAGAATAGAAATAGACTTTGGTGAGAATATCAAACTTAGTAGTTTTGATGATTTACTAGGTACTACAGTTAGTGTAATTGTAGTACCAGATAGAGAAGATATTTATCCATTATTAGAACAATTCGCTAATGAACTTGAACGCCTTAAATCAAATTGATACTGTAGAATCTATTACTGCATGGCATAGTATATCTAATAGAGTAGTAGATGATAAGATAGATACTGCTATTAGATTAGTCATGGAAGAATACAAAGAGTTAATGCAAGCATTTTATACAGGTGAAGCTAATGTGCCTCATGTTATGCACGAAGCAGCAGATTTAATATTTGTGCTTATTAACTTTATGTATGTCCATGATTATATACCTAGTAGTGTACTTAAAGCAGTTACTTTAGCTAACTATAATAAATTCTTTAATAAAGAAACTTTAGATAAACATAGAGCAGAAATAGAACAACATTGTATAGAAAAGAACTTAACATTAAAGGAAATTACTAAAGATATTTATTGTCTTATGGATGAACACTATAAAATTAAGAAAGGAATTTTTTATAAAGGAGTGAACTATAATGACTTTCTAATGTTAAAGAAGTAGTAAAAGGATAATTTTGGTGTTATTCTGATGTTTTTTTTCAGTATCGAGAGGTGTGTAAAAGCACCTCTCTTTTTTATTAATACAACAAGAAGTAGTAAACTAGTAATGAGAAGTATAGTATATATGGTAATAACCATAGTAAAAACAATATTCCTAATATTAGTTTTATGTAGTCTTTAGCTTTCAATAGTAATTCAATTTAAAGTAAGTAGCTAGTGTAATTCTATATTCAGTAGTACGAGTTCTACCTATGGGATCATATCTATAGAAATCTTTTTTGATTAAATCAAACCAAGCATGAGTATCAATAGAATTATCTATATCAATTACTTTTCTATGATAGCCATATATAGGTATAGAACCTTCAATAAAAAATCCTATATGTTCTAACTCATGTCTTAGTCTAACTAATCCTCCTGCTACAACTCCATCTAACCACATTCCTGTAGTATTAGCTTGTAAATAACCTCCATACTGTAAGTTATTACCTTTATTAGTAACAAAAGAATATCTACTATCAACAGAAATAGGTATATCTACACCATAGAATCTAAGATAATTATCTCCTGTTCTAATTGTACTATGTAATCCCATAGCAATATTAGGTAACTCACCTTCAATAAAGAATGTAGTACCTGCTCTATTATCCATATCTCTAACAGGTATCAATGTTTTACCTACACCAAACTTTAGAAATGATTCATAATTCTTTCTAGAATCATAACATTTCAACTGTGCAATACTTAATGTAGTATTAAGTAATAGCAATAATGTAATAAGATTTTTCATATCTATTTTTTAGTTATTAAATACTCGACCCCCTTTTTTCTTACTTTAATTTAGCATTATCTGTACTAACCATGTATGTATTTACACACTTACCATCTTCTGTATATATATCAGCTATGCATCTACCAAAGTCATCATATCCTTTAGATATAACATAAATATACGGATCATAGCCTAGAAATTCATCTAATGCAGCTTTGCTTAATAATCCTTTATACTTTTCATCTAAATCTAACTTTTTAATTTCTGGTGCATCAATAGACGCTAGTGTTATATTTCTATAACTCCAAGTATCAAATCCTAAATCAATGTGTGCATAGATAGTATCACCATCTACTACTCTTACAACTTTAGCTTTGTAAACATAAAGTGCGTTTTCTAATTTCTGTTTCATATTATATTTAGTTTAGATTATCCACCTGCTCCTTTCTCTAGTATCAACAAGTTAATACTATCTTCTGGATCTTGTAATAGTTTTCTATTATTAATACCTAATAACTTTAAGAAATTAACTAATGTTTTACTATCACCTTTCTCATACAATCCTGCATCACGTTCATACCTTTCTATATCTTCACCTGTAATTATATTTACACTATCTCCTAATGCAGAACCCATTAATCTAACAACTTTATCACCTAATGTAGTTATAGCAGATACGTTAGTAAATGTTTTCCATAATGGTCTATATGATGGAATACCATAACTTAAAGGATTTAATGCAGCACCATATAATGCAATCTCTTGATTTAATCTTAATGATGTATATAACAACCATTTAGCTGCATCTTTTTCATCATCATCTTCTCCTTCTAATGCTGCTTGTAATGCTATTACTAATAATCCTGTACTTAATACTACTGCTTGTTCTGCTAATGCTCTACGTAAATTAGCTACTTCAATATCACTAAGATATGTTTCTTTACCTTGTAATGCTCTAACTAATTCTCTCCAATCACTAACTAATGTACCATAAAATGATGCGTAAGTACCTTCTGTAAAATCTCCTAATTGATAGTTAAAACCTTCACGTTTATATCTATACTTTAAACCAGCAGGTAGATACTTTCTATACATTTGTAGTAATCTACCTAACCAATGTCTAGATATATCAGGTGCTTCAAAGCTATTATAAATACCATGTAAAGATGTATTTACTGAATGTAATGTATTCTGTACATTAATATCTACTAATCCTACTTGTTTACTTAATTCTACTCCTTGTTTTAATTGTATTCTAGTCTGTCCAGCAGGTATTTCATAAGCATCTATTAATCTTATCATAGATACTTCACCTGTTGTAGGGTTAGTATATTTAACTTTAGTTTCACTTAAAGCAGCAATCATAGCTGTTACTTGTGCTCTATGCTCACCTTTTCTCATACCTGTAAACGCTTGACTTGAATTCCACTTTGCTTTAACTACACCTTTACCTATCTTTCTACCATAGTTATCTACAAAATCTCCTTGCATAGGGTCATATATATCTACTAACTGTCCTATCAATGATTTCTTTACAGGATTCATAGCATCACTAATAAAATCTTTTTCATAAGTCCAATATTTACCTGATGCTTTAGCCCATTCACTTACTCCATATACTCTTTTACCTGCTGCATCAATAGCTGTAGTAATATTAGCTGTTAAAGAGTTAGATACAGCTAAAGTAATGTCTAATCCTAATTGTGTAAATGCAGCAAAAGACATAAAGTTATCAGTAAGTTTATTTAAGTCTATACCATTTAACTTACTATCTTTTCTAGTAATACCATATATCTGTGCTTCAATAAATGCTTCTAATAAATCAGCTGCATTATTACCTTTAGACTTTAATTTCTTATCTAAGAATCCTGTAATTCTATTATTTAACTTTTCTGATATACTATTACCTGCATCATCTACTTGTAAAGGATTAGTATTGCGTACTCTACTTAATAACGCATCGCCTATTACACCTACTTCTTTACGTTTAGCATATCTATCAGCAGCTATTTTATATCTTAATATTGTATTCATTAAGTCTTTACTAGCATCATCATATTTTACAGGATTAGCACTATTATAATATAAGATATGAATACTTTTAGTATTAGGATCATATCCATGTTCATTCATATCATCATCTAATCTCTTATAAATATCATCTATCTTATTATTTATTAAACTTTTAAATCCATTATCTGTTAATCTATCCATAGATGATTTCATAATATAAGGTGCTATATACTTATATTCTTCATAATCAAATGTTGCTCTAGCAGGTTGTAAACTTTGTGATTCAAAGTAGGTCTGTAATGCAAATGTATATAGTTTAAACTTAGACTTGTCTTGTGATAACTTCTCAAAGTCTTTACTTTTATACTTAGATAAATTAGGTATTTGTAATTCACCTATATATCTTTTCTTACCATCTTTATCTATAATTGTATTTAATGCTTCCCATGCTTTAAATCTATCAGATTCACTACCTAGTTTTAATCTCTTACGTTTATATACTGTATTAATAGATTCTACTAATGTAACGCCATTAGCTTTAATATCTTCATCAGGTCTTTGTTGTGTATTATCTCTATACCAATTAGATATAAATACACTTCTATCACCATTATCTTCTATCAAACTAGCTTCTTCATACATCTTAGCTTTTGCTTGATTAAAAGCATTATAGTCTATAAAAGATACTAAACCTAATACATTATTCTTCTTTACATATTTACCTGTAGCTTCATCTCTACCATATACTTCTTTGTTATAGTATATACCTTCATATAACTTCTCTGGTTGTTGAAAGCTTCTATCTTTCATAAACTCATTAAAGGCATCATTAGCTTTATATTGAAAGTCAATAGCTAATTGTCTAGCTTCTTCTAATGCTGTCTTTAATTTAATAGCAAATGTAGCTAAGAATCCTACAGGCATTTGTACAGCAGATGATATATACCTATCTAATGTACTAATATCTTTATATCCTCCATCTTTAATTTCACGTTCTAACATTGCTTTTAAATCAGGTTGTAGTTTACCATTATTATCAGTAATGTTATATTGTAATTGAAAATCTTCTATTTCTTTTTCTAATTCTTTAGTTTTTCTTTTATTTCTATCTCCTTCTCTACCACTTATTACTTTTAATTTCTTTATTTTAGCTTCATACTGTTTGATGATATTATCATTAGCATTAGCTGGTATAGCTGTTACTAAATACTCTGCTAACATACTAGGTAATTTATCTTTAATACCCTCTCTCATATCAGCAATAGTACCTATAACTTCTCTTAACTTACTAGCAAAACTACCATCTTCAATAATAATATTCTGTTCTCTTAGCTGTCTAGATAGTTGTTGTAATGCACTATTTTCATTTGCAGGATGATATAAGTCTATTAAACTTTCTATCTCATTGATAGTATTTAATACTTCACTTAAATTATCAGCTGTTACTTCTGTTTCTAATAACGAGTTTAATATCTTATACAAAGAATCTTTTCTACCAACAAATAACTCATAGGCATTATTAACCATATTAGTAATACCACTATAAAACTCTGTATTATCTAAGTCTTTTATAAGCTGACCAATTTCATTAGCTTTATCTATATCACCTGCTTTTGTAAATGTATCTTTAGCACGATATAGTGCAGATAACATTTTACTAAATATATCTCTAAGTGTACTTGAAGTATATCTACTACTATATTTCTCTACTAAATCTTGCATATACTTACCTTTGATATAGTAAGTATTATTCTCTTCTGTTTGTAATTCTATTTCAATAGCAGTCTTATCCTCTGTCTTTAGATATATAGGTAATATATTAATAGGATTAGTTATATCAACAGTTAATCCATTATGTGTACCTATTGCAGCATAAGTACTTAATTGTGCAGAATATCTTTCAAACTTAGATGCTTTAATTGATATAGGACTTTTTCTAAACTCTCTTTTAAATGTACTATCTGTACCTACAAATGGTTTATAACTAGTCTTTAAATCTACATATTGTACTTTACCATCAGGTAATACAACAATTATATCTGCTGTACCACCTATCTTTTTATTTAGATTACCATGTCTAATCTGTGTAAGTACTACATTACCTTTAGACTTCTGTTCATTAACATATTCAGTAAATAGTTTATATAACTGTTGTCTAGCATCTTGTGTCATTATCTCATTAACATCTATTAATGGAAACTCTGCACTTAGTTGCTTCTCTATCTGTTCTATAGTTTTACCTTCTACAATACCAGATAATATCATATCTGCTGTATTACCCCAATTAATAAACGTATCTTCTGTATTAGTACCATCAAAGCTATATCTAGGTTTATCATTTAATGTAGTAGTTACACTTGTTAGTGTTACATCATTACCTAAATCATCTTTCATAGTGTAAGCATACATAGGTTTACCTGTATTTACATCATCACCTACTACTTCTTTATATACGCTATTGTGCATTTTACTAATAGCATCAAACGCTTTCTTTTGTTCTACAGTAGCATTCTCTAATTGACTAGCATATTGACTAGCTAAATTATCTTCATCTAATTGATAGTATTCATCAGTAGTTAAATCTCTAAATCCTAATTCTATAGGTATATCTAAAGTTGTAGGAATTTGTTCAGATAAATCTTTTCTTGTTAAAAACGCATCTGTAAGTATTTGTGTAAGCTGTTCTTTTTCTAAACTAGATAATGAATTAAATTGATTCATTATCCATTCTACAAATTTATTCCACCAATTATATGCTTCACCTTTCTGTTTAACTACTTGTTCACCTATACTTTGTACTAATGCTTCTTCACTACCCCATTTTTTAATAGCTTCTTTTACAATAGGAGTATTTCTAAACCATGCTATATAATGATGTGCATATTCGTGAGGAAGAGTATCTTGCTTTTGATTAATAGCATCTACAAGTACAGTCATGGCTTTAATATTAGCTTGACCTATAATTTGATTAGCTTCATTACGTTGTAATAATACATCCTCTAAATCCCTTGCTTGATTTATTGTTATTTCATTCCAAGTATTACCATATTCATCAGTAATTAATGTAGGATTATATCCTTGTTTTTTAAGAATATTAGTTACAGTGTTCTCATAGAAATTAATAGTAGATAAAGTATCTTTTTGTGCATTTAAATAATGTTGTTTATCTTTATTTATTTTTTGTATTCTTAAATCTTTTACAGCTTCAATTCCTGTTTTATCGGTTTTATCTTCTCTATTAGTGTAAGGATATTTATCTATAATTACTCCTTCATCTGTTTGTGAATTTATCCATTCTATTTCTTTATTAAATTTTTCAATTTCTTCTATTATTCTATCAAATCCTTCTATTTTTTCAGTAGTTTTACCAGAAGGAAACAACACCTTCTCATAACCTTTCTTAGCACTATCTTGTATGATAGATTTAACAAAGAATGTTACCCAGTTATTGTCTTTATTTAACAGTTGAAGAAATTGATTTTCTGAAGACTTTACTTTATTCCCATACTTACTTACCGCAATTTCCCATTCTTCTTGAGATATTTCTTTTAGATTATTAATTTTACCTTTAAAATATATATCAGTATTTTCTGGTTTAGAATATGTTACACCGTTTAATTCAAATTCAAGTAAATTACCTTCAATACTATCAGTTATAATTTTATTAGGTTTAGATATTAAATCTTCTTTATCTCTAACTTTCTGAAAAAAAGATTGTACTTCTAGTATTCTTCGAGTTTTAGAACTCTTTCCTGTATTAGTTATTAAAGGTTTTTCATATTCATCAGGTTCAAAAAATTCCATTTCGCCCTCTCCTGTAACTTTACCTTTAATGGAGATAGCTTCTGTACCTTGTATAACCTTATCATCACTTCTAAACCAACCAGCCATATCGCCTCTTGATTGATTAAATTCATTATCGTGATAGCCTCCACCAGCAGAAATTGTATTAACAACTCCAGGTATTCTAATTGCATTTTCTGTATAATTAGTTCCTCCTGGAACTGTTAGATTAGAGTAGTGTTTAGTTGGTTTTTCTATATCTTTGGCTAATCTATAATCTTCTGGGTCTAAATACGGATGTAGATCAAAATCAATAGTAGGGTCAATCTCGTTTTCTTTTCCTTTTACTGTAGCAGTATTAATCTCAACAGTATAACTATAAGTAGCTATAAAATTAGCTAACTTTTCTTCAATAGTATTACCATCAGATTCTTTAAGTAATTCTAATTGTTGTTTAGAAATACCTAACTCACCTATCTTTTTATATAAAGTTTCTTGATTAATAGACTTATTAGATTCCCATTGTTTAATTTTATCATAATTATCTAATACTACTTTAGTAGTTTTTAATCTAAAATTAATTTCATTATTAAATGCTTCTTGATTAAGTATATTATCACCTTGTTCCCATATAGGATTATTAGTAATATTTAATTTAATCTCAGGATATAAAGTCTTTAATTTATCTTGTATTTTCTTAGCAAGGTTTAAATCTAAAGTTGTAGGTTGTACACCTCCTTTTACATAATTAGTAAATCCTTGTATGTCTTGTTTATTACCTAATATGTGGATTTGTTCTGGTTCAAATACTACATATTCAACTTCTTGTTTATTATTTTGAATAGAAGTATTATATATTAAACCATCTCCTTTTATTTTTACTCTATCGTTGATAGATATAGTTGCTCTGTTTTTAATTTCTTTACCGCTACTAGGATTTTCTATATTTATAACAGCTGGATATACTATATAATTAGGAATTTTACTAGTTCCTTCTACTTCTTGTGATATATTAAAACCACTTCTCCAATCAGAATAATATTCAGCACGTTCCTTTAAATTTGTAAAGTATATACCTTCTTCTCCACCAGTTTTATTATATACATATTCAGTAGGTAATGTTATTATATAACCTTCTTCGTCTAATTCAGAAACATTTAATTTATTTTTATTAAGTTTGTTAATTGCTTTAAAAATATCATTATTAATAACTCTACCTTTTGCAATAAAAACAGGGCTATCATCGTATTTTAAAAGTTCTATTAAGGCATCTTGAAAATAGCCTTTTCTTTGATAATTTTCTTCAAAGCCTATATGCAGTTCATTAACGACAGGATAACCTTCTTCTTTTAAATAAGTTTTACTTCTATAAACTATACTACCTATTTTTTCTGATTTAT